TTACATATTGATGATCGAGCGGCGGACGCGGCCGACGATGATGGGGTCGTTGTCCGGGAAGATCGGTTCGTGCTGTGGATTGGTGGAGACGGGTTCGAAGCGCATGGGGCCGGAGCGGTAGCGCTTATAGGTGGCGTTGCCTTCCACGTCCGAGATGACGTAGCAGCCATTGGGAACGAGGTTGCGATCGTTGCGATCGACGAAGATGATGGAGTCGGGCGGGGAGATCCTGTCCATGGAATCACCGCTGACTTTCAAGGCAATCCAGTCTCCCGAGGCCGGTAAATCCGCCACGCGGATGAGGCCAAGGGCTTCGTCGGCGATGTCATCGCGGATCATGGCGCCGGCGCTGACCCAGGCGAGATAGGGCACGATCAGGGTGGGGACGCCCTCCGCATCCGGCGTGTAGGATGGGTCGAGTTCGTGGACGCTGACGCCGAGCGCCTGGGCAAGGGCGGGAAGTTCAGTGGTCTTTTCAGTCAAGCCGGTCTCGAGCTGCGAGATGAGCTGCTGGCTCACACCCGACAGTTCCGCAACTTTCGCCTGCGAAAGATTTTTGATCTTCCTGATCGATTTCAGATTTTCGCCAATAATTCCCATGGCTTAGTTTCTACCAGAACACTTGTGGAAACGCACACAAGGAAACTAGTTGACGGATGTCCCAATTTTTACTAGTTTCCTTGTATGAACAGATTTCGTCATCACATCGCACAGGCCGCTGAGGCTGATGGCTTCCGGGTCGGACCCGGCTCGGCAGGGAGCGGCTTCAAGCCGTTCGTTTGCCGGTTACGGGTGGCGGCCCGAAAGGTCTGCGCCAGAGGGGCGGTTGGGGTTGAGGCGGTGCCTGTCTTGCGAATGGCGAGGGATGGGTTTGTCCCTCGTCTGGACCTGCGCCCCGATGTCTTTGGCGAGCGGCAGGCAGCGAAGCGGAGGACCGATGCGTCCTTCGCCGCGCTGGCCGCTCCCGGCATCGGGGCGGGGCAAAGGCGGGCTTTGACCTTCAAGGAGGATCGGCGCGCATGAGTTCTGTCCGTATCGAAGCATCCGCGCAGGCGCGCCGCGCCGCGTTTCAGACAAGCTATATCGGCTGCCGCGAATGCCGGCGCCCGCTTTCTATCGAACACCAGATCGAGCGGTTCTGCGACAGGTGCGGAACGGTGACGCCGGTCGAAATCCGGGAAGGAAAGAATGATGACTGATGTTCTGGACAGACCCGGCTTCGGCGTGGCGCGCTGGAAGGCGGTTGCCGAATATCGAAGCCAGGCCGGTATCGTCGATGTCGAACACGCGATCGAGGAACTGGACGAGCTGCACGACCTGATCGAGCGCGGGCCGGATTGGAATACGCTGGTCAAGATCACCGTGACCTTTGCCCGCCCGGTTTGCGGGTTGCTGACCATCGAGGAGGCCGCGCGGCTATGACCCAATGCAACAGCAACAATCAATAGCGAGCGACTGGCGGCCTGATGGCTGCAGTGTTTGCCCCATGACTGAGTTCGAGATTTCGGCGGTTCTGCCGCTGGATCGAAGCTTTTGATCGCGTCTCCTCCCTGGCGATCAAAAACGGGCTGACGGCTTGTCCTCCCGGGCCGTCAGCCCAACCCTCCAATCCTTGAAGCCTTTGCCGTCTCGAGAAGACGGTTCGAGGCGCTTGTCGGGAAAATCTTGCGGGAGCGCCGGCCTTTTGGCCCGAAAACTCTCAGCCGTGCCGTGAAGGTGCGGCCGATATCACCATTGCCAATACCACGTGCCTTAAGTCTGCGCCTGCGGTTCAGACGACAGGCGAACTTTGCCGCCTGATGGCGAGGAAGCGGGAACACGCATGAGCAAGGCACTGACACTTTTTCGCTCCGGCTATGACACGGCCGAGATCGCCTACATTCTGGGGCGTTCCGAAGCGGATGTTTACAACGAGCTTGCACGGCTTCGCGAAGAAAGCCGGGCGGCGAATGTGGCGGTGATCAAGTATCACCCGGCCAAGGATGCCTGGGGCACGCCGCCGATGCGCGCGGAGAATGCCAATGGCTAACCTGCCTTTCATGCCGTTCTGGACCGATGCCTATCTGGCAGACACGGTGCATCTGACCACCGAGCAGCATGGCGCCTATCTGCTGCTGCTCTTCCAGGCGTGGCGCTCCCCCGATTGTTCGCTGGCAGACGACGATGAACTTCTGGCGCTGCAGGCCAAGGTTTCGCCGGCCAAATGGCGGGCGATGAAGCCGGTGGTGATGGCGTTCTGGAAGCTCGACAAGCGGCGGAAGAAATGGGTGCAGAAGCGGCTGCGGATCGAGCGCGAAAAGGCCATGGAGCGCAAGGCGAAAGCCAGAGATAGCGCCGTAACCCGCTGGAAGGCTGAGAAAAACAGCGATGCGAAGGCATTGCCAAAGCACAGCGAAGGCTCTGCTTCCAGAGTCACACCCATAGAAGAAAAATCTGGCGATTTTTCCAAAGGCGCTCGCGCGCCGAAAAAAACATCCCGCGATTTGTTGATGGAGGCGTTTCAGGATGTTTGACCTCATTGCCAAGGATCAGTTCGACCGGCTGCCGGAGCGGTATCGTGAGCGTGCACGGCAGATTGCCCTGCGGGTGCAGGAGATCGACCGGCTGCTTGCGCCCGGTTCGCCGGAGACCATTCGCGATACGGCGCTTCGGCTGATCGGCCAGTTTCGCCCGCAGCCGGGCGTGGATGTGGCGGCGTTTGGCCGCGAGTTTCGCGGTGTCTGCGCCGATCTGCCGGAATGGGCGGTGTGCGAGGCGGCCAATGATTTCATCGCCGGGCGGGTTGCCAACCATACCGGCCAGTTCGTGCCGACCTGTGCGGAGTTCGGCAAGCAGGCCAGAGCCATTATCGCGCCTTTCCATGCCGAACGCTGTGCGCTGCGCATCGAGGCCTCGCGGCTGTTCGACCGTGCGGCGGATGAGAAACGGCGGGCGATGATTGCCATCGAGCGGGCTGATCCTGCGGTGAAGGCGCGGGTGAGGGCGATTGTGGCGGAGGCGCGCGCAGGGGCACCGGCGAGGGTCGGGTTCCTGCATGGCTCTCTCGACCCGCAGGTGCAGGCGACGCTGGATGCGATGAAGAAGACGCCGCAGCACCCATCGAAAATTTCAAAGACACGTATCGGCAAGGACGACAGACGATGAGCCTCTATCCTCAGACACAGCTGAATTTCACCCTGATCCAGACCAATCGCGTGGACGGCTTCATGCGGCTTGTCAGCCCGCTGGAATACCGCGCGCGTGACAGCATGGCGGACGCGGCGCGTCACCTTCTTCAGAAATACCCCGACGCCACGCTGCATCTGGTGCGCAGCGATGTGCGGGCGCGCTGGCTTGTGAGGATCCGGATGGAGATGGTGGTGCATTTTCGCGATGCGCTGGGCAAGACCTACCCGCAGATCGCCCGCTTCATGCGCCGCGACCACACCTCCATTCTGCATCTCTACCGAAAGGCGAAGGCACAAGCTCTGGAGGGCGGGGCGTGACCGGCACAATTCCAGAAGCGATCCACCAGGCAAAGGCGGCGGCATCGGAACGCAAGAAGCGGGAAACGGCGATCCACCGCATTCTCGACCAGTATCAGCAAGGCCGCGGTGCATCGGCCTGCATGGACGACATCAAGCGCATTCTGGCGCGCAATTAACAACGGAAAAGGACCAGCAGCATGACCAGCAAGGCCGAAAAACTGAAGCAGAAGCGCGGACGGCGCAAGGTGATCAATGTGGCGCGCGAGCCGAATGGGCGTATCTCACGATCCGGCCGTGCCCATGCGCCCGCAGACAGCGTGGCGCTGAAGGCGCGGGCAAGCCGGATGGGCGTGACGATGGAAGAGGCACGGGACCCGCGGGCGGCAACCTATATCGGCACGCTGAACATGCTCGGCAAACGCGACGGCCTAAGCGACGACCAGTATGAAGGCGCGGTGCGGTTTCTGGAACTGCGCCAATCCTACATGATGGCGATCAAGGCGCCGGATGGAGAGCGCGACAAAAGCGAGCGCAGCACGCCCTCCCAGACGATCAGCGAGGATTACGAGAAATGGTGCAAGGCGGTGATCGCCCGCTATGACGGATGCCGCAAGACCATCCAGACCGCACAGAACGAGCTTCGCCAGAACCTTTGGGCAGCGCTGGATTTCTGCGTGATCAAGGGCGAGCGGCAGCACCATATGCTGGGGGATCTGCGCGTGGTTTGCAATGTGCTGGCGCGGTTTTTTGGGGTGTGATGGCGGGGAGAAGCCGTGAAGGAGGCGGGTGCGCCGCCCTCGCCACGCCAATTCTATGGGCTATGCGAGAAGCCTTTACAGAGCTTCAAGTGGCTTCCCACGCCTGATGAACAACGATCCGGTGCATAGAAGAGGTTGATTTTCAAAATTGCCGCTTTTTGAAAGACAAACTTGTTTGTCTCGCATGCGTGATACGCAAATGGATTTGACTATCAATAATACGGTATTTTGAAAATCAAATGGGTTTGAGTGATCCAGATGTACATCAAGCCGCGTTGTCTATCAAAAATAACCATTCTTGATAGACAACGCCTCCGTGATCAGGCATGACATTGTAGCTCGTACGTCAAAAATCCTGAAACTCGGACATCACAATGGCGCTGCGCCCAGGCTTGGACCTCTCTGAAGCGGTCGAATATCACTATGATCAGTTTCCACCGCGGCACATCGATGCTGGCAGACTCATTACGCCGGTGGCATCCGCATCCGCTGCTCTGGCGCGCTACGATCAAATGCTCAAGAGCATGCATAATAGCGAGATTCTGCTTGCGCCCTTGAGAAATCAAGAAGCCGTTGTGTCTTCACGTATGGAAGGCACGGTCAGTACGCTCGACGAAGTGTTGCGATATGAAGCCGATCAGGAGGAAAGTGGTGACGAGACGGGTGGCCACTATCGTAATGAAGCGATTGAGGTCTTTTTGTACACTCGCGCCCTGTCAGCCGCCCAGCGCAGTATGGAGCAAGGAGCGCCACTGTCGAGCTTTCTTGTAAAAAGCGCGCATCGCGTTCTTCTTGGTTTCGGTCGCGGCGCGCATCTATCCCCAGGCGAGTATAAGACGGAGCAAAATTATCTGGCAGATCGAATGCGCCGTAAGGTCCATTTCGTGCCAATGCGACCCGAACAACTTCAGGACGGGATGGATCGTCTTTTCGCATTCATCGAATCGGATGACTGGCAGATTCTCATCAAGACAGCAGTCGCTCATCTAGAGTTCGAAGCCCTGCATCCATTCAAGGACGGCAATGGTAGAATTGGGCGGATGTTGATCACCCTCATGCTTTGGAAAGCCGGAGCGATCTCCGCGCCGCACTTCTATATCAGTAGCTATTTTGAAGATCGCCGCGATGAATATATCGATCTTATGCGTGACGTGTCCAAGTCGGGGGCTTGGACCGAGTGGATCATTTTCTTTCTTGAAGCCCTGGAATCCCAGGCGCAAAAAAACCTGGCAACAGCCGAACGGATTCGCGACCTTTACGAAGAGCTGAAAAAAGAGTTTCCGCAACTCCTGACATCGCAGTGGAGCACAGCGGCTCTGGACTTCCTTTTTTCGCGTCCGGTTTTCAGGAATAACGTTTTTACCAAAAAATCCGGAATTCCTGGACCGTCCGCTCACCGGTTCACGCGCATCTTGTCCGAACGCGGGCTGATACGGACTCTTGAGCCTGCTGCCGGTCGACGGCCAGCGCTCTACAGTTTCGAGCCGCTTTTGCAGATCGTTCGTGACTAATGGTCTGCTTTTGACCTTTGCTACCGCTAGCAGAGGCAGCAATAGCAAAAATCAAAATCTGAGAGGATAGGCGCTCATGTTGATTGTCTTCTTCTCGTCAATTCCGCCACGAAATCTCCGGCTCTGATCATCGATATGCCGAACGCCTGGACGGCGGGATGCTCGAAATGTCAGTCGCTACAGACGATGAATGTCGCACCAGCCGTCAAAGCGGATTCTATATACAAATCGTCCTTTGGATCAGTGGATTTTAAAATATATGTTTCAGGGCTTTAGACGATTTTTGAGTTTTGAGGATTTTAGCGTTTGACTTTTCTTCCCGAAACAGCGATAAGTGACATGTCTTCATATTCGAAGAATTGTATTTGGGAGCGGCCTTCGGGTCGCTTTTTTGCGTTTCTGGGCTAATGCCATCGATACGCAGTTTTTGTACCGGCGTTCTTCGTGCTCCCGCACTTAATTTCCATCAACCCGTTGATCCGGCCTTACTGCTGTCCGCGACTGCGTCAGTCATCGCAGCCTCAACATTCACGCTTCGATACGCAGCGATGCGACCCCCCACTCTGAGAGACCTTCCATGACATCACCACGGCCCCTAAGCGCGAGGCAACAGGCCTTCGTTGAGGAATATCTGGTCGATCTCAACGCTCCCCAGGCTGCGATGCGGGCAGGGTACAGCCGTTCGTACCCCGTCCAGATAGCGTGGAAGCTCATGCGGAATACGGCCGTCAGAGACGCGATCGACACGGCAAAAGAACAGCGCTCGAAGCGCACGCAGATCCATGCGGATTGGTTGCTGTCGCGGCTGGCCGAAGAGGCGCTGGCGGATATTGCCGATCTTTATGATGAGAATGGCGGGCTGAAGCCAGTCGATCAGTGGCCGTTGATCTGGCGGCAGGGGCTGGTTGCTGCGGTCGAGGTCAAGGAGTTGTTCGAAGGGCGCGGCGAGAGCCGCGAAGCGATCGGGCGGGTGTCTCAGGTGAAGCTCAGCGACCGGATCAAGCGGCTGGAGCTGATCGGCAAGCATATCGATGTGCAGGCCTTTCGTGAGAAAGTCGAGGTTGAGGTTAGCGGGTCGCTGGCCGAAAGGTTGGCGCGGGCCAAGGCGCGGGTTTTTGAATGACGGGTTTCGTTGTCGCGGTTGATTTCACGGCACCGGTCGGTCGGGGTGTTGGCGGGTGGCGTCTGCGTCGAGGTGCTTTGTCTGTGGCTCCGTTGCACGACGCTTTTTGACTTTCTAGCCTTGTGACCTTGGATAGGGTCTTGGAACGACAGTTGAGAACAGCCTTTTGGTCGAAGGCGGAAAACCTCTCGGAGTCATCCTCGCCCTGAGGCGAGGATCCATCTTTTCACGCACGTGAGAGATCCTCGGGTCGAGCCCGAGGATGACGGAGGAGGAGAAGTTTGACCTCATCGCAACGTCGTGCGGAAGTGATAAGTGACAGAGGGTCCGGCTGAATGGCTGTGTATCCAGCTAAACCGCCGGGCGTCCTATTGGACGCACAAAGGACGCTTTGCCTTTTTTGAATCTAGGCGATGCTGTAGCGGATTATTCGCGCCGTGTGATCGGAAAGATCGCGACCCGCTTCAATCGGGCGAGTGCGCCGAGTGTAGCATTCAATTCCAGACAGTGCAGGCTTTGCCGGGAGATCGTTCATGGGCAATGCCAAGCAGGCGAGCAAGGGCCGTGTGGATGCCGATCTCGATGCGGAGATTATCGAGGCGGCGGCGCGGTTTCAGTATGATCCGCAGGCCTGGGCGCGGTTTGCCTGGGACTGGGATGAGGGCGAGCTTGACGGTATCGCGGGGCCGCGGGATTGGCAGGCGGATATCAATGACGAGATCCGACAGCATCTGAACAGCGAGAACCGCTACCAGCCTTTGCAGATTGCGGTGGCGAGCGGCCACGGGATCGGCAAATCGGCACAGATGGGGATGATGGCCAATTGGGCTATGTCCTGTTTTGCCGATTGCAAGATCGTGGTGACGGCCAATACCGAGACGCAGCTACGCACCAAGACATCGCCGGAAGTGGGCAAGTGGTTCCGCTCCTCGATCACCAGCCATTGGTTCGAGACGCAGGCGATGTCGATCAAGTCGCGCGATCGCGGCCATGCGGATTTGTGGCGGCTGGATTTCGTCGCCTGGTCTGCCAACAATACCGAGGCTTTTGCCGGTCTGCACAATAAGGACCGCATCATCGTCTTGATGTTCGATGAGGCGTCGAAGATTACCGACAGTGTCTGGGAAGTGGCCGAAGGCGCGCTGACCGACGAAAACACCATCATCATCTGGATCGTGTTTGGTAATCCGACGCAGAATACCGGGCGGTTTCGCGAGTGTTTCCGCCGGCATCGCCGACGCTGGATCAGGCGGCAGATCGACAGCCGCACGGTGCCCGGCACCAACAAGAAGAAACTTGCCGAATGGGTCAGTGACTACGGCGAGGACAGCGATTTCGTCAAAGTGCGAGTGCGTGGCATGTTTCCCTCAACATCGGCAAAGCAATTCATTTCCACCGACGATGTGGATGCTGCCCAGAAGGTGCATCTGCGCAAGGAGCAATATGATTTCGCGCCGAAGATCATCGGTGTCGATCCGGCCTGGACGGGTGACGACGAGTTGGTGATCTATCTGCGCCAGGGGCTTTATGCCCGGCTTTTGATGACCATGCCGAAGAACGACAACGACATTCTGGTGGCAAACCATGTGGCGCGCTTCGAGGATGAGTTGCAGGCCGATGCGGTGTTCATCGATCTTGGTCACGGTACCGGCATCTATTCCGCCGGCGTGACGCTGGGGCGCACATGGCAGCTCGTCAGCTTTGCCGAAAAGAGCATCGATCGCGGCTGTCTCAACAAGCGTGCCGAAATGTGGAAGGGCATGCGCGACTGGCTCAAACAGGGCGGCGCGCTCGATGCGCGCGACGACATTCTCTACCACGACCTGATCGGCCCTGAGCTTGTGGCCCGCGTGGATGGCAAGCTGCAGATCGAGAGCAAGGAAGACATGAAGGCGCGGGGGCTTCCTTCTCCCAACCGTGCCGATGCGCTTGGACTGACCTTTGCCCGGCCTGTCGTGCCTAAGGGGCGGGGGGATGAGCGGTATAATCATAGCCGGGAGACCGGGTATGGTGATGGTGGGGATGGGTATAATCCGTTTGGGTGAGGGGTGAGCCATCTGATCCGCGTAAGTGTTGCGTCGTTTCTGTGATGTCGTCCGCTTGCCTTATTTTGGCGAAGGTCCTTCCCTCCCTCATTCCTGTTCCCCGGATCAAGTCCGAGGATGTCACAGGAATCTAGCCGCCGCGCGTCTGCGTGGCGAAAGAGCTTTTCCAGACCAAGGACTTGGTCTGACTGGATCCCTGTGACGAGCACAGGGATGAGGGTCGTTGGGGAGTAGTCCTCTGCAATCCGGAACATTGCGTCTGTTGCGATGCCGATGGGGCCTCAGGTCAAGCCCGAGGATGACGCAGGGTGGGGGTGGGTGATCTGCCCTAAGTGATTGTTTCCATGAAATTTAAGCCGAACGGCCTGCGGTGCGGGCTGGCTCTGTCTGTCTTCAATTCGAGGTTTTGCGATGTGTGTTTTCAAGTCTCCCAAGGTGGCGAAGCCGGAGGATCCGAAGTTGCCGATCGAGTATGCGGCGCAGCGCGAGCCGGACAGTCAGACGGTGAATGGGGCCGGGCGCCGCACGCGGGATCGGTTGCGGGCCGCGACGTCGACGATGTTGACCGGGGTTCAGGGCGTCGGCGCGCTGGATACGAGCGGCAAGAAAAACCTTTTGGGAGGCTGATATGGCCGATACGATCCGCGAACGGCATGAGCGGCGCCTGAAGGCGTTGCAGAAGGAGCGCAACCCCTATGAGGCGCAGTGGCAGGAGCTGAACGATTTCATCGTCCCCGGCCGCTACCGCAAGGGGGATGCCCGTGATCCGAAGGGGATCAACGGCAACAAGAAGATCATCGACAATTCACCGAAGCTTGCCCACCGCGTGGCGCAATCGGGCATGCAGGCGGGGTTGACGTCTCCCACGCGGCCCTGGATGCGCTACAGCATTACCGACAAGGATCTGCGCGAGTTCGGGCCTGTCAAAGATTATCTCTATGAGGCGACTCGCCGGGCGCGTGAGCGGTTGGCTGTCTCGAATATATATAATTGTCTTCATTCCGGTTATGGCGACGAGCTTCTGTTCGGGCAGTTCTGCCTGATCCTGACACGCGCCGGGCGCCGCCTGCACGGCATCTTGCCGCCGGTCGGGCAATATTGGCTGGCGCAGAGCCAGTATGGCATGCGGGTCGATACCTGTTACCGGCGCGTGTGGATGACTGTGGAGCAGATTGTCGGGCGCTGGGTGGCAAAACCCAATTCCCGCGATATGGACTGGTCGAACGTCTCCTCCACCATCAAGAACCTGTGGGACCGGGGCAATTACGACGAGGTGGTGGAGGTGTTCAACGCCATCGAGCCGCGTTCCGCCCGCGATCCCGCCCGCCCGACGAAGGCCAACAAGCCCTTCATGTCCAACTATTGGGAAGCGGGCCAGGACCGCGACAAGATGCTGGAAGTGAGCGGCTTCGACCGCAATCCGCTGATTGCGCCGCGTTGGGATGTGGTGGGCGAAGATGTCTATGCCGCCACATGCCCCGGCATGGATGCGCTGCCGGATGTGAAGATGCTGCAGACCGAACAGCGCTGGAAGGGCATGGGCATCGAGCACCAGGTGCGCCCACCACTGGTGGCGCCGACCTCGCTTCGCAACAAGCGCAATTCCTCGCTGCCGGGCACCGTGACTTTCGTGGACGAGCAGAGTGTCGGCACCGCCGCCTATCGCCGCGCCTTCGAGGTGAATGTGCCGCTCGGCGATCTGGCCGCCGATATCGATGAGGCGAAGCGTCGGGTGGACCGGGCCTTTTATGCCGATCTCTTCATGGCGATCAGCACCATGGAGGGCGTACAGCCGCGCAACCAGTTCGAGCTGACGCAGCGCAAGGAAGAGCAGCTTCAGCAGCTGGGACCGACGGTGGAGCGACAGCATCACGAACTTATCCAGCCCTTGGCGGACTGGGTGTTTTACCAGCTGGACGATGACGACGAGTTGCCGGAGGCGCCGCAGGATCTGCAGGGCGAGGAGCTGAATGTCGACAATATCTCGACGCTCTACCAGGCGCAGCTTGCGGTTTCGACCGGCTCTATCGAGCGGATGGTGAGTTTTGTCGGCAATCTTGCCGGTGCGCGACCTGACGCGGTGGACAAGCTCGATGTCGACCAGGCGATCGACGAATATGGCGATGCGATCGGTGTGGTTTCCACCATCGTGCGCTCCGACGACAAGGTGAAGGCGATCCGCGACGAGCGGGTGCAACAGCAACAGGCGGCGCAGGCGACGGAAGCCGCCGCCAAGCTGGCGCCTGCACTGAAGGATGGTGCGCAGGCGGCACAGGCGCTTTCCGCCACCGACGATAATGGCGGGCCGGTGGAACTGCTGCGCAAGCTTGGAATTGCCGGATGACAGCCAAAACAATGCAGGAACAGGCGCTCGATCTCGCAACCGAGTTCGTGCTGGCGGAGCCGCGTGCGCGCGAATTTCTCTGGTGGGTGCTTTGCCAGTGCAACGTCTATGGCGCGCCGCATGTGGTGAATGGCGAGACCGGCATTCACATCGGTCGCCGGATAATCGGTGTCACCATCATCGACCAGCTGAACCAGATCAAACCCACCGCCTATGCCGAGATGATGATCGAGGCACACAGACGCGCGGAAAAGCGCAAGAGGGAAGAGCATGCTGAGACAGTGGATGAATAGCGCCACCTTTGCGCCGGAAGGCCATACCGATTGGGGCGCTGCCCCGGCTCATGGCGGCAATGACAATGCCAACGCCAATGACGATGCGCCGCTTCTGAACGGGGCGGCCGAGCCGCTTGTCGCCAGCCAGAATGGGGCCGGGCGAGAGGGTGGCGAAGGGGAGGGTGGGAACCTTTCTCCTGAGCCGGGTGATGCCGCCGATCTGGTGCCTGAAAATGGTCAATACGACATCAAGCTCGATGGCGGTATTGAACTCGACCGGGCGCTGCTGGACCGCGCCTCTCCGGTGATGAAGGAGCTTGGCCTGACGAATGGCCAGGCGAGCCGTCTGGCCGGCGTGATCGCCGAGCAGCGCAAGCTTGAATATGACGCGCTGAGCGAGCGCCACCAGAAGATTACCTCCGACTGGCAGCAGGAAATCCGCGCCGACCGGGACTTTGGCGGCGACAATCTTTCCACCAGCCTCAACAACGCAAACCGCGTGATCGCGACGTTCGGAGACGATGCTCTCCGCCGCGATCTCGTCGAAATCGGGATTGGCAACCATCCCGGACTTTTCCGGCTATTGGCCCGTGTCGGCAACGCTCTCAGTGATGACAAGCCCGCATCGTCGGAAACCGCAGCAGCCCCTCCGACCTCGCCCGAACAGGCGATGTATGGAGCGACAACATCAACGACACGAGGTTAACACATGGCCACTATCGGCAATATGTATCCCACCCTTTCCGACCTGAAGAAGCAGGGCTGGGGCGACGACATTTCCACCATCATCGACATGCTGGTGCAGTTCAACGCGATGTATGAAGACGCACCGATCTTCGAATGCAACATGGGCTCGTCGCATCTGACAACGGTGCGTACCGGCCTTCCCGTTCCCACCTGGCGCAAGCTCTACAAGGGCGTTCTGCCGACCAAGGGCACGACGGCGCAGGTGAAGGATGCGACCGGCATGCTGGAAGACTGGTCCGAAGTCGACGCCAAGCTGGTCGAAATCGCCAAGAACCCGGCGCGTTTCAGGCTCAATGAAGCCAAGGCGCATATTGCGGGCATGGCGAACATGCTGGGCTCCACCGTCTATTACGGCGATATCGACGTGAACCCGGAGCGTTTTACCGGCCTGCATGCCCGCTTCAATTCCAAATCCGCCGCCAATGGCCGCCAGATCGTCGATGCCGGCGGCACAGGGTCGGACAACACCTCCATCTGGTTCGTGACCTGGGGTGAGGATTCCGTGCACCTGCTTTATCCGGAAGGATCGAAGGCCGGTCTGCAGCGCGAGGACAAGGGCAAGACCACAAAGGAACTGCCGGACGGCTCTCTCTACGATGTGTACCGCGAGAAGTTCCAGCAGGATATCGGCCTTTCGGTGCGCGACTGGCGCGGTGTGGCGCGTATTGCCAATATCGATATTTCCGATCTGCGCGCCAACCCCACGGCCGGCGGTGCGGATCTCATCAACCTGATGATCGACGGCTATTACGCGCTGCAGAACCCGAACCAGCCGAACGGCAAGACGGTGATCTATGCCAGCAAGACGGTGCAGACCTTCCTGCACAAGCAGGCGATGAACCGTACCAATGTGAACCTGACGCTCGACCAGAGCCAGGGCAAGCCGATCGTCTCCTTCCTTGGGCATCCGATCCGCCGCGACGACAATATTCTCGAAACAGAAGGGCAGATCGTCTGAGGACGGTCTGGAACAGGTGACACTCCATGATTTTTGACGCACAGAATCTCTTCTCGGATGCGCAGGCGATCACCGCCTCGACCGTATCCACCAATGTCATCGACTTCGGCGCATCGGGCAAACCCGTGGGTGCTGCTGCTGCGATCCGCAAGGATCTAGGCCGCGGCAAGAAGGTCGATCTTCGCCTGCAGATGGTGGAAACGGCCCTTGCCGCCGGTGCGGCGACGCTGACCGTCGATCTGCAGACCGACGACAATGAGGCGTTCTCCTCGCCCCGCGTGGCGTGGACCTCCGGCGCGATCCCCAAGGCGGCCCTTGTGGCCGGCTATGTGTTTCCGCTGGAGTTTTTCCCGCGCGGTGCCGACGAGCGCTTTGCCCGTCTTGCCTATACGGTCGCGACCGGTCCGCTGACGGCGGGCAGGATCACCGCCGGTGTGGTGGCCGCCTCGGAGGACAATAATTATGACTAAGACCGTGATGGCGACCCGGGCTGGTGTGTATGGGCATTTTCGCGAAGAGGGCGAGGTTTTTGAGATTGCGACCGAAAACCATTTCTCCGCCTTCTGGATGACCGAGATTTCGCCGGAAGAAGCGCTGGCGCGTCAGGCGGCGGCGCGCAAACGGGCGGAAGCACAGCGCCATGGGACCGAGAAGTCCCGTGTCGACAATGTCGAGATCGAGGCTCTGCGCGCCGAGATTGCCGAAAAGAATGCCGAGATCGAGCGGCTGATGCGCAACGCGCCCGTTGCTTCTGCCGAGAAGACCGCGGCGGATGTGGTGAAGATGGCAAGCGATCCGGGCGTCGAGTTCATGACCTTCAAGGCGGCAGCGCGCAAGCTTCTCGGCGAGGCGACGCCTTCGACCAAGGCGGAGATTATCGCCGCACTTGAGGACAAGGTGAGCCAGGGGTGATCCCTGTCGATCAAACTTATGACGCTGAACCCGGCTCAATCCAGAGCCGGGTTTTCTATTTTGGAGAAGCGAATGTCATCCGTTACCAGCATCTGCAACATTGCGCTGTCCAACATCGGCAAGAAGACCATTTCCGACATAGACGAGCCCTCGACCGAGGCGCGCACCTGCAAGCTTCACTATGCGCTGACGCGCGACCGGTTGCTGCAATCCTATGAATGGGAATTTGCCAAGACCATGGTCGATCTGGCGGAGGTGGCCAATCCGCGCCCTGAGCGCTGGCGCCATGCCTATGCGCGGCCGCAGAATTGTTTGAAGCCGCTGCGCATCGTGCCGGCCGTCCTTTTGCCAGGCGATGCAGACGATGTGGCCTATCATGCGACGGAGGGGCTGATCTTTTGCGATCAGTCTCCGGCGAAGCTGGAATTCGTGCGGCAGTTCGATGACCCGGCGCGCTATCCGCCGCTTTTCGAAGAGGCGTTGAGCTGGGCGCTTTCGGCCAAGATCGCCATTCCACTGACCTCCGACCAATCCACCCGCAAGGATGCCTACCAGATTGCGGCCTCGTCTTTCGAGGCGGCGAAGGAGGCGGATGCGGATGAAAATCGATCGAGCTGGACCGACAGTTCCACGCTGATGACGGCACGGGGTTGAGGCGATGGCGATTTTGCGCGTGATGCAGCCGGCCTTTACTTCCGGCGAGTTGAGCCCGGCGCTGTGGGCGCGGGTCGATGTGGATAAATATCGGTCCGGGCTGAAAGTGGCAAAGAATATTTTCATTCACCCACATGGCGGTGCGTCCAACCGCAGCGGTCTTGAATTTATCGGCCGCACGCGGGGTTCGGGCTTTGCCATTCTGCTCCCCTTCATCTTCGATGCGGAGACGGACCAGACCTATAATCTGGAGTTCTCCCATCTGAAGATGCGCGTCTATCGCGCCGGGAGCCCGGTGCTGGAGACGGCAAAGGCGATCACTGGTATCTCCGTTGCCGCAAATGGCGTGGTGACGTCCGCAGCGCATGGCTTTGCGAATGGCGATGAGGTTTTCATTTCCGGCGTTGCCGGCATGAACGCGCTGAACAATCGCAATTTCATTATTCGCAATGTGACGTCCAATACGTATCAGCTGGAAGACCTGCTGGGTGTGGCTCTCTCCACGCTTGGCATGCCGGCCTACGCGGGTGGTGGCACGGCGCGGCGCGTCTACGAGATTTCATCGCCCTATACGGCGGACGAGTTGCGGCGCGTGGTTTTTGCCCAGGAGAATGATGTGATGTACCTGACGCATCAGGCACATCCGCCGATGAAGCTTTCCAGGCTTGGCGACGCCAACTGGCTGTTTTCGCCGCTGACCTTCGTGCCGCAGATTGCCAAGCCGACGGGGGTAAAGGGAACGGTCTATTTCAAGCGCAAGACCGGCTCGGTTGCCAATATCGGCTACCGCGTGTCGGCAGTCAGCGCATCGGGCGCGGAGAGTGCGGCGTCTTCCGGCGTCACCGTCGGGGTTCAATATGAGAATGAGGACGGCCGCCGGGTGCGGCTGACCTGGAACGCCTCTACCGGCGCTGCCCTCTATCGCATCTACCGCTCTGACGCGAATACCGGCATTCTGGCGGAAACGCCGCTTGCGGAAATCGAGATCGACCAGACGCAGTATCAGGGGGATGGAACGGCCATCCCCTCAGCCTCCGCAACGGGCGCACCGCCGGTGCCGACGGGCGTGACGGGTACGATCGTCTACGGCAAGGAGATGAAATATGTGGTGGCGGCCATCTCCGATGAGACGGGCGAAGAGAGCCTGCCTTCCGAGCCTGCGACGCTGCGCAACGACATGGTTTATCGCGGCAACCGCAATGTGCTGTTCTGGACGGCGACGCCGGGGGCGGGAAGCTATGTGGTCTACCGGCTGGACAATGGCCGCTATGACTATGTGGGCAAGACCGAGACGACGAGCTTCACCGACGAGAACATCACGCCGGATCTGGCGAGCGGCCCGCAGGAGGGATACAACCCGTTCGACAGTGCTGGCAATTATCCGGCCTGCGTGAATTTCTACGAGCAGCGGCTTGCCATGGGCGGCACGGCGAATGTGCCGGCGGGTTTGTGGCTTGGACAATCCGCCAATTATGAGAATTTCGGCGCGGCCTCGCCGGTGAAGGCGAGCGATGCCATCACATTGCGCATCCGTTCCAAGGAGAAGAACCAGATCCGCGCGATCAGCGAGTCTCGCGGCATGGCGGTGTTTACCACCGCCAACGAGTTCAATGTGGCCGGCAGCGGTGAAGAGATCATGACGCCGACCAATATGGTGGTGAAGAAGCAGAGCAACCGAGGCTCATCCTGGTTGCAGCCGATTGCGGTGGGCGACGTGATGCTGTTTGCACTGGCGCGGGGCGGGGTTATTCGCGACTATTCCTATGAATTTTCCAACGACAATTTCACTGGCCAGGATCTGACGATCATGTCGCGCCATCTGTTCGAAGGCCGGCAGGTTGTGTCCTGGGCTTTTGCCCAATCGCCCTATTCGATCGTCTGGGTGGTGCTGGACAATGGCCAATGCGTGAGCCTGACCTATATGCGCGAGCATGAGGTGTGGGCCTGGACGCGGCATGAGACGGACGGTCAGTTCGAGGCGGTGAATGTGGTGGCCGAGGGCGACGAGGACGCGGTCTATTTCGTCATTCGCCGAACGGTGGATGGCAAGTCGCAGCGTTACATCGAGCGCATGCATTCGCGCCTCTTTGCGGTGTCCGAAGATGCGTTCTTCGTCGATAGCGGGCTTTCCTATGAGGGCGCGCCGACGAAGACGATGCGCGGGCTTCACCACCTGGAGGGCAAGGTGCTGGTGGCGCTGGCGGATGGCAATGTGGTGCGCGATCTGGTGGTGACGAATGGCACGGTGACGCTGCCGATTGCCGCCTCAAAAGTGCATGTGGGCCTGCCTTACGAGGCGGAGCTGAGGACGCTTGATGTCGATCTTGGCAATGTGGGCGAGCTTGGCACGGTGCAGGCGAGGAACAAGGCGATCGCCAATATCACGCTCAGAGTGGAAAAGACCCGCGGTATCTGGGCCGGGCCTGCCGAGGATGCGCTGGTGGAGCTGAAGCAGCGTGAGTTCGAGAACTGGAGCGAGGCGATCCGCCTTGCGACCGGCGATGTGGAACTGACGCCGACGGCGGACTGGACGAAGGGTGGGACGATGATCATCAAGCAGTTCGATCCGCTGCCGATGACGGTTCTGGCCATCATGCCGGATCTCAGGGTGGCAGCGTGACGGTTCGGGTGATCGAGGCCAGCATCGACCATGTGGATGTGATTGCGCCGCGGATGCGTGAGGCCGACCGCGAGGAGGTGTTCGCCGCCGTGGGACGCGGACCGGCCTCTGCGCTTTTGCACTCGCTGGAGCGGTCCGACTTTGCCCATACCGTGTTGTTCGACGATGTGCCGGAGCTGATGTTCGGCTGCGGCACGACGAATATTCTGACCCGGACCGGTGCGCCGTGGCTGCTGGGGACCGATGCGCTGGAGCGGCATGCGCGCGATTTTCTGCGTGGCTCGCTCCACTGGGTGGCCGAGATGCGGCAGCGCTACACGCTGCTGCAGAATGTGGTCGATGACCGGAATGTGGTTTCCAAACGGTGGCTGCAATGGCTGGGCTTCACGCTCTCCGATCCGCAGCCTTTTGGCTATGAGCAGCGCCCTTTTCGTATTTTTGAGATGAAGGCTTGAGGCATGTGTGATTTTGGTCTGATCCTTGGCGCCGCCTCGACCGTGATTGGTGCGGCCGGCGCAAAACAGGAGGCGGAGGCAAGTGCCGCCGCATCCGAATACAACGCGAAAGTCACGGACATGAATGTGCGGCTTTCCGAGAGGCGGGCGCGAGACGCGCTGGACCGCGGTAAGCTGGAAGAGCAGAAGAAGCGCCAGGAGACGGCGCAAATTACCGGCCAGCAAAGGGCAGCGATGGCCGCCAATGGCGTGGACCTGACATTCGGCTCTCCGCTTGATCTGTTGGTCGATACCGCAACGCTTGGCGAGATCGACGCGCTGACCATTCGCCGCAACGCCGCAAACGAGGCCTATGACTTCGACGTGGCGGCGGCCAATGGCCGGGCGGAGGCGAGCCTGGCGCGGGCGAATGCCAAGAACACCCGCAAGGGCGGCAACCTGAAAGCGATTGGCACGCTGCTGACCGGAGCGAGCAAGACGTTTGGCGATAGTCCATTGTTCAAGCCGAAACCGGGGACGGGATGAGCGCCCATTGTTGGTCGGGGCTTTTCGAAGCCCTTCAGCCGTCAAGGCGTCTTGGCGAAGGGGTCTTGCTGCTTTGCATCTTCGGCGCTTTTGCGGAGCATTTTTTCAGTCTCGTCCTGGCAGGCGCGCATTTCGTAAATCGCCTGGGTTGCTCCCTCGAGCTGAAAGTTTGCGACGTCCTTTTCAGCATAGGTCACGCGCAACTGAGTGCTTTTTTGGGCCTCCAGCATGAATTTGCCGCCCATCTTCCCGATGCTCAGGTCTTGCAATGTCTCGCTCACCGATGCGATGGCGTCCACCTCCAAAGGTGCCTTTGAATCGAAGGTGAAGAGCAGCGGGTAGACCTTCTCGTCTTCCAGTGATTTCCACTTCTCGTTCCTCAACAGAAAATAGAATCTTGGAAATTCCGTTGCGAGATCCATGCCGAAATGCAGGATCGTATCGCCCTCGGAGCGAAGCGCCACATAGCAGCCAAAATTCCGATCGGGCTCCACGGCCACGGACCAATTGCCAAAGGTGCCCCATTCGACAGGAGCGGCATTGGCACCGAACGGCACGTAGAGAAGGCATGCGGCGAGGAGGGTGCGTTTCAGGAGCCTGTTCATGTCTTTTGCCTGATCACGCAGGATGGTTATTGTGCCGGATGTGGTTGTGAGAGCTCTGTTTGACCATCGCGTTCATCGACTGCACGTGGAGGCTACTGCTATCTTGATCACGGTTCAAAGGGATCTTGTGAAGACGGTTTCCTGGCGGAGGGATCGGATGTGTCGGACTCTGTTCTTGAGGTTTTCAAGAGTTCGTCAGTCGTCTTCTGACAGGCGTCCATTTGTTCTACAGCCGTTTCGACGCCGCTCAGGGAAAGTCGAGCGATCTCCTTGTCCTCGTAAAACATCTTGACGGTCTTGCTGGACTTGAACTCATCAAAAAAAGCGCGCGCGACTGTTCTCATCGCAAGTCTACGGGTAGATCCCTGGACGTAGGCTCCGCTCTCTGTGTCCCAGGTTTCTTTCTCATCAAAGCCGACACTGACGGAGTACACTTTTTTATGCACCAATGACTTCCATTTCTCGTTCTGAAAGGAAATGAAAAATCCGGGCTTACCCGGTTTGAAATAGCGCCCAAAAACCAGAATATGACCGGTGTCAAACTCGGATGCGACGACACAAGCATGACCAAGGTCCGGTTCCATCTGAACCGTCCAGGTGCCAAATTCGCCCCAAAGGATCGGGTCTTTTACCTTTGATGCGTCCTGCGCAGCGGCGGCGAAAGACATGCAGGCCAGGAGGAGGGCGGCGATTGCCTGTTTCACGTGAGGGCCTGCTTTATTTTGGCTATCGGCAAGGTGGTGAGATTTGCGCATTTGTGCATGAGTCGAAATGCCTGTCGAGTGGTTTTGCCTTGGAAGCGTCTTGCGTCCGATAGGTTGCGCAGAGGATGATCTCACCCGTCAGCTCAATACTTTCGGGCTGAGGGTGTCGACCAGATTGCGCGAATATCGGCGTCGCGTCAGATGGTTACCGCTTCATGGCTTTTTGGCGAAAGGGTCGTCAGATGCGCTTGATGCAGGCGGCTTGGCGAAAGGATCGTCCGGCGAAGTCTGGGATGAGGGCTTGGCAAAGGGATCATCTTGTGGCTCGGCCAATGGCGTTTTGGCGAAAGGATCGCTACCCGCTTCCAACGACCTTTTGGTGCCTTCCGTCATCATCGTCTGGCAGTCTCGCACTTCGGAAAACGCATCCGTGGCGCGATCGAGCTTGAGCGTTGCAACATCCGAGCCGTCCAGATTGATGCGCAAGGTGTCGTGCTTCTGGAATTCGTCGAGAAAATCGAGCCTATCGATAATCGCCAAAATCTGCGGAACCCCGCCTGCGACGATCGTCTTTGCGCTCAACTTTATTGTTGGACTGGAACCGAACTTAAGGCGCAGCGTGTTGGCCTTGTCCTCTTTAAGAAACGTCCATTTCGCGTTTGCCAAAGTGAGGTAGACGTAGTGATCTCCTGCCTGACGGGAGAGGCCGACGGTCAGGAATGTAGCATCCCTGTAGGTCCGTTCGGCGTAGCATCCAAGGGTGTCGACTGCGTCAGTGTAAACGGACCAATGACCGACGAATCCCCAAAGGGTTGCTTCCGCCCGCGCCGTGACGGGTTGGAATGCAAGGGCGGCGATTGTTGCCATTTGCAGGGCTCGGAGTAGAATTGGCGCTTGCAGCCATCGCGGTTCAAACATCACTGGCTGCTCTTTGGTGGCGACGGCTGCATGTATTTCTGGCACTCGAGTACGTCCGCCATGGCACCCGAGACGCCTTTCAGTTCAAGCCTTGCAACGATCTTGTTGTTGTAAGAAATGCGAAGAACGTCGCTGTTCTTGAGCTGATCCATAAATTTCTCGCTGCGGGTCAGAGAGCCGAGCATATAGATCGGTTTGGCCACGCTCGCTATTGCATTGAATTCCCAAGGATTGTGATCGCCGAGCTGGAGGGTGATCGGATAGTGTTGACGGTTCTCGATCGACGTCCAGTTTTTACTGTGGATCGTAAACATGTATCCCGACTGCTCCGCCTGAACGTAGGTTACCACGCGCAAAAACAATGCTCCTTCAAAGGGTGCCTCAAAATAGCAACCGCCGGTCTCCCTCCATTCACCGATGTTCCAACCCTTCAATCTTCGTGCAGGGGTATCGTTTTCGCCGGAAGAGGCGGCCCATGCAGGGCCGGCGAGAGAGAGGCAAACAAGCAGTGCTGCCACGGATCTGGCTGCGATGCTTAAGGTTTTTCTGGCCAGATTTGAGTGCATCGGTACCTTGGAGCTTTGGTTGAGGAAATGCTCGCCCCCGTCGGGGCGACATCGAAAGCTGGTGTTACAGCTTAAAAGGATCATCCGATGCTTTGACGGACGGGTCTTTTGCGAAAGGATCGATGTCTTCAGCCTTCGATTTCAGCTTATTCAAAACTTCGTCGGTCTTCTTCTGGCAGGCGTTCATCTCGCTCACGGCCTTGGGAGCACCGTCTAGCGAGAGATTGGCGATCTCTTTGCCTTCATAGAAAAGCTTTGTGGTGTCGCTCGTCTTGAACTCTTCAAGGAAACTCTCATCACCCGTGGAGATCGTAAGTGCGCGTGTGACATCATTATCCTTCACCAATGCCGACGCTTTTGCATCCCAAAGTTCGTGATTGCCGAACTGGACGCTGACCGGGTATTCCTTCTCGTCCTCCAACGACTTCCACTTGGGATTGTTGAACGAAAGATAAATTCCGGAGCCTGTCTCATTGCGGAAGCGTCCCAGTCTTATGAAGACGCCCGCATTGTAGATATGCGCTACGTAACAGGCGTTGCCAACGCTAGGGTCCATGAGAACCCGCCAGCCTGCGAATTCGCCCCAAGGAACAGGTGCGTCCGAGGGCGCGTCCTCTGCTGAAGCTGCAAAAGGCATGCAGGCCAGAAGAAGGGCGGCGGTTGCCAGTTTCATGTGCGGGCCTGCTGTTCGGGTGCGGTATTGGTTTGAGACCTGGATATTTGCGCAGGAGTTGGAAGGGCTGTCGAGTCGTTTCTTCGAGCTAAAGCGTCTCGCGATCTTTCAGATTCGCTCATACGCTTTAGATCTTTGTTTTGTCGCATGTCGTTATCGCAAAACCGGTGACCACTTTTGCGCGACATGCTTAGGCGTGTGTTCTCACAGGTGAGAATGCGCAGACCTGCCGCGGGTGAGGGCTCGGCCATTGGCTGCGACCTGCTCTGACAAAATCACGAGATTAGATGTTGCCAGGCGTTCTTCGGGGCGCCTTTTTTATGGAGTGAGCCATGGCTGAGGTTCCGGTCAAACAATATTTTCGCCAGGCTGCCGTGCCTGTTTATCAGGGCAGCGTTGCCCAGCGGCCGATCCTCCAGCAGCCACTGACGGTGAAGGCGACGGAGAATGATTTTGGTGCGCAGGTGGGCAAGGGCATGCAGTCTCTTGGCGAAGGGCTCGGCAAGATGGCAGAGTTTGCCAGCAAGCTGCGCGACCCTCAGGCCGACACCACCGCCAAGGACAGCAAGACCGCCTTCGAGCGGGCAAAGCTTGCGTTGGAGCATGGCGAAAATGGCTATCTCAACACAAGCGGCCAAGGCGCTGTCGAAGGCTATCCCGGCTATGAAGACGCGCTTGCCAAGCTTCAAAAGACCTTTGAACCGAAAGACCCGCTGGCGGCGGGACGATATGAGGCGATGGTCGCTCCTGTGGTGACGACCAGCCTGGAAGCCGCCATCAAGCACAAAGCACAGGGACAAAAGGAGTGGGTTGGCAAGGCCGCTGAAGGCAGGCTTTCTCTTGCCAAGGACCAGGCGATCGCCGGGTACAACAAGCCCGAGCAGATCACTTCCGCAGTGGCGTCCGGCGTCACCGAAATCCACAATCTCGGTAAGTTGAACGGCTGGGCGCCGGAGGTGATAGTGGCCAAGGCCATGGACTTCATAACGGGACTTCACACCGGGGTAGCCATGACGATGGCCGGAAAGCCTGGTGGGGCGACCGCGGCGATGGAGTATCTGAAGGCCAACAGTGCCCAGGTGGACCCGAAGGCGCGGGCGGACCTGGAGACCAAGATCAGGCCCTTGGCAATCGACGAGAAGGGCAAGCAGATTGCCCTGGAGATCGTTTCGGAGAAACGGACACCCGCCGGTGCGAGTGACGATGTTGTGACGGGCGCTGTGGATAAGGCTTCGCCCGGCAAGGCTGAGACTGGTGCTGGTAAGGATGTTGGCACGCGAGACGATGCCAATGCCGCTCAGAATCCAATCGCTGATGCCGGCAAGGACACGGTCGTCGGAACGGACAGGAATAGCAGCAACCCTGACGGGGTTGGGGATGCGAAAGCTGAGCCCGGCCAGGCATCCGCAAGTGGCGTGAACGGTGCGGCGGAGGAAGAACCGCAACGCGGCGGACCAACGCGGGCGAAAGCGTTTCTCGTTTCAATCTCGGCAAAGCCCGATCGGCCCGGCGACGCGCTTCCGCTTGACAATGCCCTTGCCGAAAACACCAAGGCCTTAATCGAGGATGCGCCAGAGCGTATCCGTAAAGGATTGGGAGTGAGCTTCGGCGACCCAAGGTCGCGCGCGCCTCTTGCGTCCACTTCTACCGGACGCAGCATCCAGTTGACCTATGAGGGGCGGCCGCTGGATCAGGCTCCGGCTCCGGTTCTCGACTGGCTTCACGATAATGCGGAAAAATATGGTTTGCGGCTTCCCTATGAGACCGACCCATCCTCCACCGCACCGGAGGCGTTCGGTCGTGGTGGTAGCACTCTTGTTGCGGCGCGGGACGGGGTTGCAGCGCGGAGCAACATGCTGCCCTTTTCGCAGGCAATGGCGAAGGTGCGGCTGATTGAAGACCCGGAGTTGCGGTCTTCGACGCTTCGATATGTGAACGGGATGTTCCGGGAGAGTGGCAGAGCCGAGAGTGCGGCTGCCAACGCGGCGAAGATGCAGATGTGCCAGATGATCATGGACAACGTGCCCTTGTCCCAGATCCCGCTCGACCTGAAACTCGCGGCCGGCCCGGATGCTGTCGATGGCGTCAAGCAGTTCGAGGCGCAGGGTGGCAGGGTAAAAGCCAATCCCGATCTCCATGATCAGCTTTCAATCATGAGTGCGAGCAATCCCCGGCAGTTTCTGAAGATGGATCTTACCGGACCGGAGATCATTAACAGGCTTTCCCGGGAACAATGGAAGGGTCTGGCGGACAAGCAAGGCTCCATCCGGGCCGATGAGGCCAAGGCCGACCGCGACGGGACCTTCTACAAACAGGCGTTCCAGGAGGCCGGGGTGACGCTGGAGGAGGCGGGGATCAACAAGCCGCGCCAGACGCTGCGCTATAATTCGCGGTTACAGCGTGAGATCGACCAGTGGCTGAAGCGCAAGGGCGAATATCCGAATTTTGCCGAGCGTCAATCGATGATCAACATGCTGGCCATGGAAGTCATCTACACCGAGAAACGTGCTCGCCTATCGCCCATGAGGCTGATCGACGACGGTGAGGATCAGGTTGGCAGCGGCTATATGTTCGACAATGACGACAGGCCGGAAGGATCTGACGTCAGGCTTACGGCGCGCTATGGCAAAATCCCGCCAAACGAGCGGGCGCGGCTTTTCAAGGTGCTGATGAAGAAGAACGGCAAGGCACCGTCACGAGCCGAAATCGAAGCGGAGTACAGCGCTGAGGCGATGGAAACCATTGGGACGGATTGATGCTGGTCTTGCCAGGTTCGTGCTCTATCGTCGAGGCGATGCCTCTAAGCTTCAAACACCTGTGAGCGCCATTTCCCTAGGGCGAATGGCGCTGTGACTATTTGAACCGGCACCTGGCGCCTTTGGAAGGTCAGATTCGGATCTTCAGCGGAGCTTTCAGTTCATCTTTCCCACAACCGCGAGCGCTTCAAAAATGACGCAAGCGATGACCGCTGAAAGCGCGCCTTTCCACGGATTACTTGAACGTCGTCGGATGAAATAGACGATCGAGCCAACGATCGCGCCTGCTGCGAATGTGGGGAGCATGCCTCCAACCCACTCTCCCAAAATCCGGCCAGGACTCTGAGACAATCGAGACGGATCCCAATCAAGCGGTGCCGTGACCAGCGCAGCGACGACCGTCGTGCAGAGTGCTGCGAAAAACATCTTTTTCAAGCGAGACCCCCATGTCCCCAGAAGAAAATCGAGACAGGACCCGTACACAAGGCGGGTCTTCTGTCAAGCAGACGGCCTTCATGTTGACGCACCTCGGCGAGACCGTGAATCGCACTGAGGCAAACCAATCTGGTCAGTTTCCCGAAGCATCTAAGTCTGCCGCCAGGCAATCTGTGGATTGGCTCAACGGGTCGATCACTTCATCCAAGAACAAGAAACTTTTCGAGGAAAATCCCCACTTACATGAGTGGGTGGAAATGCCTAGCAATGCCAAGGCGGCGAAAGACGATCTAAATAATCTGTCCCTTATTGAGCAGGCGCTTCGGCGAGTAGAACGGGCAAATGCAAAGCAGGGACGTCGTGAACTGACATGGGCTGAGGGTGCAAGGCGAGGTACTTTTAACACAGCTGCACGTAACGTTATCAAGCTTAAGCAAATATATTATCAATTTATGCTGAATCAGACTCAGGTCCGCGCTTGGGATCGCAGGGTTTCATTCTGGGATATGGTTAATAGCGAGCGCCATGTTTTTCCTACATCTGAGGTGGTGGATCCTCGTGATATCACCCCCGATGATGTTTTTTTTGCTTTGCTTCGTTACGTGGACGCCCGTTTTGCCGATGTGATTGGTGCCGACGATGAAGAGGCGGCGCGCTATTATGCTCGAGCTGTGGGAAAAAGTCTCCGAGATTTGAAGTCTTTTCCGAAGTCTGAAAGTGCAACTAGAGCTGAAAAGTCATTAAACAAAGAAAGTGCTTCCGCCCTTGAAGTACTTAAAAACTACGGTGAAACAATTTGGGAAGATCCCGTCGGGGTGGCCGCGTTGGCGGCTGAAAGCGGCGGTGAGAAGGCGGCCCAAATCGCGCTAGCAGCCGCGATCACGTATGTTACAAAAAATCCCCAGTTAGGTTTAGCTGTGGGCTACGCGGGAAATTACGCTACCGAGCGCTACACGGTACCCGCCGAGTTCCTAGAGGAGCTGGGCATTGATCTGATGAAAAATGAGGATGTCGATAAAGTCCTTAAATATCCTGTCTTGCTGGCGAAGGCCAATGAGCGAGGCATAATTAGAGCTCGTGTCCTTACTACGGTAGATGCGATATCTGGCGGCTTGGCCGGAGGAGCACCATTTAAAAAACCGTTGGTGGAGTGGGCATTTCAGAATGTACAGGATTTTCTAAGTGGGCCGATAGGAGAGTATTCCGCTCGCAAGGCTGCAGGCCAAGATATTGATTGGAACAAAATAATTGGCGAAGCGCTTCCGAAAACAATATCGAAAACAAAAGATGCGGCCGTAGGGAGCTTCCGGATCTACAAAGAGCGAGCTGCAGCCGCGAAAGCAAAAGAAAATGAGGCCTTCCTTGGTGAGCTAAGCGATAACGCGGCTGCATCAGATCTGCGCAAGCAAGACCCGGCTGCTTTTGGAGAATTTGTTCATAAACTCACCAAAGGCTCGCCCACCGAATATCTCTACATCCGAATTGATCCCCTCAGAGACGTTGTTGCAAGCGTCGGTGGTGATCCAAACACGGTTTATGAGAAGCTGGGGATAGATAAAGCCGATTTGGATGCCGCGGTTCAGAGCAAGGGATACGTCAGATTTTCGACTGGGAACTACTCTACTCACTTTGCTGGAGGCGAGTACGATCTATCGCTTCGCACTCACATGAGCTTCGACCCTAACGCCAAGACACCAGCGGAGGGGCGAGAATTCATGACTAAAGAGGCTGAGCGTATCACCGAAGCGAAGAAGGCAGAAGAGACGACAGCTCGCGCTGACGATCACGATCAAGCTGTTTCCAAGGCGGAACGGGGGCAGAACTCTCAAAATCGGCAGTCTTCTGGTACGTTACCAGTAACTGCAATGCGTACCGTAAGGATCGGGAAGACCGGACGAACGCCCGACGACGATGGTCGAGGTGACACGTCGCTTCAGGATAGCTCCTTGAGCAACCAAGGGCAGTCACACGTACCTGGTCCAGCACGGCTACCTCCCGCCAGTCTTCAGGGTGTTGGCGCGGGCAACGCGGCCACTAGTCGCGCTCCCGGCGATACCGGTACAAGCACGCCCTCGACGACCGATGCAGCGTCGGAAGCACAAGCTCAGGTTTCAACTAATATCCAGAAAGGGCCGCGGTTGCAGTCAGTTCCCGAAGGCCGTGGCGGTATGTCGACGGACCAATTCAAGAGGATGATGCAATCATCCACCGCGCCCGCGCCTCGGCTGGAACCGCCCGGCTCGCCACCCAAGACCCTCGATCAGCAAGGCCCCGCAGTTCCGACGGAGACGCCCTGGTCTGCGCGCCGAGACAGGCTGAACCGTAACGGACGATAAATCCAAGGAGGGATTCGATGGACACTGTTGAACCCGATGAAAACCCATCCCTCATTCGGCTTTTTGAAAGTGCTGAGCTTTCCGCCTTTCTTCGCGGGACGAGCCGGTATTTTCTGGAAACACTTCCTGAAATTGGCCGGACGGATGCCGATGTGCGGGAGATGGGTGAGACCCTGCGCGACTGGGGACGGGAGGTTTCTGGTGCTGACGAAAGCGCGATCCACGTGCATTTTGCCCAGGCCTTCGAGGTGTATCTGCTGGAGGGTGAGGCGCCTTCGGTGGCTCTTCGCACTGTTTTCGAGCATTTCGCCGAGTGGCTTCTGCATGTCTATAGAGCATTGCAGGGTCTTGATGTGACGCTTTCGCCCGATATTCGCGACGTGCTTTTGCGCATGCTGGCAACACATGCGGCAATCGAAGAGGCGCGCGACGACATGTCTGCGGGCATGCTGTTTACGGGTGGGAAGACGGCGGGGCTTTCCGCGGATGAGCACCGGCGTTTGCGTCGGCTTCATGAAGAGGCCGATGATGAGGCGCATCAAAAACTGCGGCGTCAGGTGATGAAGCCGATGTTTCTCGCGCGCCAGGATTGGTATCGCAAGGAGCGCGAGACGGTGAAGGCGATATCGACGCGGACCTTGCAGGCCGTGCCGATCTACCAGGCCATTCAGGCATTGCGCTTCGGCACCGATTTCGATGGCAAGCCGGTGGGGCGGATCAAGCTCGACCGGGATATTCTGGAGCGGGACTTTGGTTTGAAGCCTCTTTCTTCCAAGGCGGATGGAGGTGAAGACGAGCTGGACCATGCCCATGCCTTTGCCGGACGTGAGGGCATTCACCCCGACATTGCCGCCGGCATGTATGGGTTTGACAGTGGGCGGACGTTTCTGCAGGCGCTGGTGCGGGCGCGTCCTATCGAACTTGCCATCGAGCTTCTGACCGAGCGGACGATGGTTGAGCGCCATGGCGATCTTTTGCTGGACGGCCAATTGGAAGAAGAGGCGCTGAAGGCGCTGCATGGGGACAAGCGGCGCGCGTTTCTGCTGGCGGAGCTGAATGCGCTGAGCCAGCTTTCGGGCGGTGAGGCGACGACGCGTTACGAGGTGGAGGGGCATGTCTACCGGCTGTTCAGCGCGCTGAAAGTGTCCAGCGCGACGGATTCCGACCGCCACCTTGCGGCCGAGCGCAAGGCCGCCGCCGAGGCGGCGGAGGCCTTTGCCAAGGATGATCTGAGCCAAGCGGCGGAGGCGAAACGGCGACAGCTGATGGCGTGCCATTTCTACATGGCGGCCTCTGCCAAGGCCGACGAGCTTGAGGCGCTGATCGACCGCATGGCGACCTTGGATGCGATGGATGACGAGCGGGCGGGCGGCGCTGAGGCGGATGATCGCCAAGCCGTGCGTGCGCTTGCCGCAAAATTTGGCCTGGCAAGCAAACCTGTCCGGTTCGACATGGATGGCTGGCTTGAGCAAATGAAGGAGGACGATCTTGTCCTATGACGTGCTTTCACAGGCGACAGAGGTTTACGCCCACGCCGATGGAAAGGTGTTTGGCGATCTGACCGTTTCGGAATTCGATGCCGTTCACGATGCGATCGACAATGTCACGGAGGTTGGCCGGAGCGCGAGGAGCATCGAGATCTACGGTGAGCGGCATGATCTGGACACTGTTCTTGGCTCGGTTTTGGCGGCTATGGCGGAGCGCAGCGAGGGCCAGAACGCGGACCTGCGACGCAGGCTGAAGGCGCTTGGAGTGGGGGCTGTGATGCCCCTCTCCGTTGAGGTCGCCCAGCGGCCGGTTGAGCTCTGGGCGCAGGATATGGATGGGGGCGAGGCGGGGCCTTGTTCGCGTTTCATCATCGAGCCGGTGCGGCAGGCGTTTGAGCGCTATGAACAGGACAGGGCTGCTCATCTTCGCTCGCTTCACGCCATTATCGAGCCGCGCCGCGCCGAACTTCTGGGGCCGGCGATCGGCGCCCCGGAGCTTGGATATACATTCGAGAACAAGGGGCAGCTGTTTCACGCGCTTCTGCACACCGGCAATGACAGCAATAAACGCAAGCTTCTGGCGGCACGTGGCTGGCAGGCCGGATGGGAGCGCTTTCTCGCAAGGATGTGGCGCGAAGGCATTTTGACCAAAGCGGATTATGATGCGGCGCAGGCCATCTGGGATGTGATGGAGAGGCTGAAGCGCCCAGGGCAGGAGGCGCACCGCAAGATCTGCGGCTTCTCTTTCAGGGAGGTGGTGCCTGCTGCGATGAAGACGCCTTTTGGGACCTATGCCGGTGGTTTCGTGCCGGCGGTGTTTGAACACGCGGGTGGTGTGTATGATGGGGTGCGGGACCCGGCGGAAATGTTTCCGACCATTGCTCCTGCCTTCATCGCGCAGGGTAAGGCGGGTGACGCGCGGCCGCTGGAACTGGAGTGTTCTAAGCTTGCGGCGCATATGGATCAGCTCTTGAGATTCATCCATCTCGAGCCCGCGGTGCAGCAGATTGGGCGGATCCTGAACAGGCCGGAAATTCTGGTGGCGCTGGAAGAGATCTCGCCCGTTATGATCGACACGGTGATAGCGCCTTGGCTGCGCATGGTTCGCCAGCCGGTGGCTGGGGTGCAGCCAACAACGGCGGAGGGGCGGGCGTTGTCTCATGGATTGCGGGCAATCCGTCGGCGTGCGGGGGTTCGCAGCATGATGCTCGATATCGTCAATGCGACCGCCTCGGTCTGCTCCCACTCATCCATGCAGGCAGACATGTCGTCCGACCGTTTGGAGGCTGCGCTGCTTCGCTTCGGTAGAAATGGAGAAGGCGCAGCCATGCGAGACGAGGCGGCGACGGTGTCTTCCGTGATGCAAGCGCGGATGACGCGTGGCAGCCGGGAGATGGAGAGATGTGTTCAGGATGCGATCATAAAGCCAGGTGATCGCGGGTTGATCAGCGAGAAGGCCGGCATCTATGGCGACATTTTGCTGCAGGGGACGCGGAGTGCCCTTGAGCTTGTTCTCTGGCATGCCGCCTATGACGAGGCAATCGGGAAGGGCTTGGGGAAGGCTGTGGCGACGGCGGACAGTCTCGTGATCCAAGGTATGGAAAGCCCTTTCGCGACAGAGACCGGGACTGCTTTCGCCCGCCTGTTCACGCTGTTCTACAGCTACTTCAATGGCCAAGCCAAAATCTTAGGTGGAGATCTTCAGCCCATCATGCAGAGCTTCGGCTACATGGGGGCGCCGCGCCTGTTTGCCATCTATCTGGCGGGGATTGCTCTTCCGGCGGTTCTGGCAAGGGTGATCACCGAGGTTGGGAAAGGCGAGTTGGCGAGGGATGGAGGCGCGGCCGGGGAGCTGGCCGGGTTTTTTCTGGGCGACCAGGCGGAGGGAGGCGCGGGGATGGCGCCGGTTTCGGACCAAGCCTTCGACGCTTTCCTGAAAAACTGGAATGACGCCTCCCTAAGCAACAGCAGCTTGAAAAGTGTTGATGCCGCGGAGGGTGACGGATTGACGGCGGTTGCCATGGTGCTCGGTATCTCTCGCGATCGCCTGGTCAAGGCAGCAGGGTTTGGTGATACGCAAGACTTTTATCCGATCCTTGCCCTTGACGAGGCCTCGCCTGTGTCAGGTGGTGGGGCACCACGAAGTGAGCCAGTTCAACTTCACGCGCCGCTCTGAGAGCGATTTCGATAGAGTTATGGGTCCTTGCGGGAAACACGCCCAAACTTGAATTTTCGCATCGTGCTTTTGCGAAAATCGATACCGATTTTCGAGCCGATGCTGTTGCGGATGATCCGCCACGACGGTTGCCTCGGTATGACCAGAGCCACCAATCCCAACGTCCAAAACGATGGCGGAGATCCGGTATTCCCTACGCCGCGGCGATATTGGGCGGATCATTTCGATTTTATGCCCACACAGCCCACACTGACAAGCGCCTTCAGGGCGCTTTTTCTATGGAGTGAACAATGACGGTTTCAAGCGAAGTCAGCGTCGCCGGGCCATTTTATGGCAACAGCACGACGACGACTTTTCCCTATAGTTTCAAGATACTCGATGCCAAGCACATCCGCGCCGTACTGATTTCGGCGTCCGGCGACGTATCCGATCTTTCTCTCGACAATGGTGATTACAACGTCACCGGCGTCGGCAGCGAGACCGGCGGCGATGTCATCAAGGCGACACCGCTTCTCGCCGGCCAGACGCTGACGCTCGTTCGGCGGTTGCCGATGACCCAGGAGACGTCGCTGGAAAACCAGGGAGCATATTATCCCGAGGTGGTGGAGCGCCGTCTCGATCAAATGGTGATGCAGATCCAGTCGGTGAAAGAGACGACGGAGCGATCGTTGACTGTTGAGCCTGGGCAGGAAAAGCCCTCCATGACGCAGATTGCGGCTGCGCAGGGTTATTCGCAGGCTGCGAGGACAAGCCGTGATGAAGCAGAGCAGTTTTCGCAGAGCGCTGCCCACGGCAGGGACAGCGCTTCCGAAGCCGCAACCCTTGCTGGACGCTGGGCCAATGCCCCCGAAAATGAAGAGGTGATCCCTGGTTCCGGCCGGTATTCGGCGCTGCACCAGGCGAGAAAGGCCGAATTTGCGAAGGACTCGGTCATTGCAGGATGGTCCGGCGCCGTTCACGACGCGCCACTAAAGGTGACGCCTTCTTTGAACGACGAGTTCGGCTTTGCCGATAGTGGCGACAGTTGGAAGATCAAGAAAAGCAGCTTCGCCCGCTTCCAGGAAGTCTTCGGCCTGCCGGTTGGCACAACGATCATGATGCAGGGCAACGGCACCACCCCACCTCCCGGCTTCCTCCTCCACAACGGCGCCCCCTGCACAGCCGCCTATCCGCAACTACGCGCATGGCTTTTGGCCAACGGCGCCAATGTCAACGCCAACGGCGACCCGATCGTCGAAGATATGGGCGGATATTTCCCTCGTGGCTGGCGACCGGGGCAGGTGGTGGATAGTGGACGTGTGTTTGGTGGAATGCAGCAGGATGCGATTAAAGCGCACTATCATGTCCAGGGGTTAGGTACCCAGACGAATCATCCTAGTCGATTTGGGAAAACGACAGGCCTCACTTCTACCGCCGCCAGTGATGCGGATATTCAGGCAGCCCCTGACGCGCCAACTGCCGGTTTTAATACAAGCACCGAAGGTGGGCTCGAAACGCGGCCGTTCAATAAAACATTTACTTATTGGGTGAAAGCCTACGGTACTGATCTCGTTACAGGTTCCGCTGATCTAGCCGTCCTACTAAATAATATCCAAGCTCTTCAAACTGCTGTTTACGGAACGGGATTGAAGCGTGGAGCGAAGGTGGTACCAGCAAATACATCTGTGTTATACAGTGGCATTCCCCCAGGTGTTGCCAAACTCACGCTGCATTTCAGAAACGTCGCATTCAGCATGGGCACTAGTCCCATCGTACGCTTGGGAACTTCGACGACCATAGTTTCGACTGGCTATTCCGGGGCACTTGGCCTCATCGTGGGGCAAACAGGTTATTCGAGCACCCCGCTCTCCACAGGATTGACAACGCTACAAGCTAACGTGGTAAACTCAATTCAGGGTTCGGTCCTATTTGTTCGTGTTCCCGACTCTAACGACTGGCTATTTGAGGGTCAGTTCGTGATGTCAGGCGACTATCTTTATTCCGGCGAGTGGCAAGGGGGCGTCACCCTTCCGGGCGAACTGGACCGGATACTGCTCTCTACAGCAGCAGGAAGCGCCACGATGAGTGGTAATAGTATTTGGGCTGACTGGGAATTCACAGCATGAAGACCCGATCTCCGTTTGATGCTGTGGCCACGAAGTTGTCAATAGATGGAATTTGGAATTGATCAGGGTTCGCGCCAGGGATGTTTGCCGAAGAACTGAGCATATGTCCCTCTCTCCACCAGTTTCTAAAGCTATCGCGGCGGTGCCGCGATTACCGCCCGTGGACCCAAAAAATCATCTAGGCGACTTTTTATCCGGTGCTTGAGCACCAGTTTACCCAGAGAAGACTTCGGATCGAATGGTACTACAACATTGAAAGTCAGTTGTCCTAGTTTGCGTTGGGCGCTACGCGGCAACTGATTAGTACTTTTTGTTTGGCGCTGAAGGCAACTCTTCCAGTTTCCGTTCGCTTTGCCGAACAGCCCCGCTCACTGTAACCTCCTGTCTAAAGGAATGATCATGCTCATCTCAAATTGGTGGCAGGTGCTGAAGTGCGCCTGGTCGATCCGATGGATCGCGCTTGCAGGTTTCCTGTCCGGCCTCGAAGTCTTCCTTCCAATCATTGGCAGCTATTCCAACATCCCGCGCGGTCTGTTCGCCGCGCTCTCAGGCGCCGCGACAGCTGCTGCCTTCGTCGCCCGCGTTCTCGCCCAAGAAGAATTACAGAACGCCGATCAATAAGCTCGTGCTGACGGGCCTGCTAAGGACTTGATCGCTCAGGCACGACCAGGAGCAAGCCGGAGCGATAATACTTCCCGTCCACACTGTCATGGAAGAGCGTGATCCAAATTCCAAGGCAGGATCTTTTGAGCTTGAAGGCCAACGTGTAGTGGCCTCTGATTGGTGCGGCTGCTGGTTGCAGGCAACCACTTTTCCTGCGTGTTTCGGTTTTAAGCAAACCAGTCTATGCCAACCAGTACACTCACGATGATCGTTTGAGCTGGCCGTCCTCCAAACCCCTCACTTCCTCTTAAGTAAGGCTACCAAGGAAAGCAAAAAATGCTTCACCGTCCTTCGAACCCTCGCTGTCGGAGAAATGTAAGGTGGTTGGGCCATCGGGAAAGGGTGAGGCCAGACAGGCTCTGTGCGCGCGCAACAGAGGCCCATGGCGGCATTTAGGGCGACGATAACTGGTTGCGAGCAACGGCTATCGATGTGCACAGATCCATCTGACATTTCAGGATTTAGTTGGCCTGTTCCATCCGCAAAGCTCGATCTGAAGTCTACCAGAGGTGCAATTTGCGACAAGCGAAAGTTCATCGTCTCACGGATGATGAGCGCGTCTTGGAAACACTCCTCCTCGTCACGATAGAACTCCTTTGCTAGCCCAATTCTAGGTGGAGGGATGATGCAAGAAATGGCGACGGGGGCGGCACACTTGCGAGAAAAGTTATCAAGGGCTGTCCCAAACCTATCGCAAAGCGCTAGCGTTTCATCTTTCGTCGTTGTCTGCTTGAGGCTAGCGATCTTTGGAATGTGCACGCGACAGTCGATTTCTCCGAAGGACAGCACCAGCACATCATCTGCTTTAGGTTGACAGTTTTTGGGCATGACAGACTGCAATCCGTCTCTCGCCGCTCTGTTCATTGTGACAGGACCGCGCCAAAAAATGCGGGCATCCGCGACTCCCGCGTAGCAGAAGAGCGCATGACTATCACCAAGCGTTAGCAGGGGCATGAATAGCTTCTCGATGTCAAACTAAGGTGTGCCGTTTACTATCTTACGATTTATTTCGTTCACGTTTATTTCTCAACATTATTGGATACTAATATTTTTAAATATGCTCATCTCAAATTTGGTGGCAGGTGCTCAAACGCGCCTGGTCCATTCGATGGATCGTGCTCGCCGGACTTCTGTCCGGCCTCGAAGTCTTTCTGCCGATCATTGATGGTTCCGTCGAAATTCCGCGTGGGCTGTTCGCCGCGCTATCTGGTGCCGCGACGTGCGCGGCCTTCATCTCCCGAATTCTTGCTCAGAAAGGTGTATCGGATGCCGATCAATAGGATTGTGCCGACGCGGCGCGGGCGGGCGGCTGTTGCGGCTGTGCTGGCCAGCGTCGCTGCGGGTGGTTATGCGGCTTACGACCGTTATTCGGATGCGGGGCGGATGGACCCTGCGGTTATTTTGGCGGTGGAGAAGGCCATCATTCCCTGGGAAGGGCTGGTGTTGACGTCGCATTGGGACCCTTTCGCGAAGATCTGGGATATCTGCTACGGCGAGACCCAAGGTGTGGGCCCAGGCATGAAGAAGACGAAGGCGCAGTGTCGCGATATGCTGCTGCGCCGGGTGCATGACGATTATTACCAGCCGATCATGCAATGTTCGCCGAAGCTTGGGGCGGCACCCGTCAGCGTTCGTGCGTCGATGATTTCCGGGTCCTATAACTTTGGCGTCGGGGCCTGGTGCCGGTCGACCGCGAAGGCGAGGATCGAAGCGGGGCAATGGCGGGCGGCGTGTGAGGCGCAGACGGCGTTCAACCGGGCGGGTGGGCGCATCGTGCGTGGGCTCGTCAATCGTCGGGAGATGGGGGACGCGCAGCGCATCGGCGAAGCCGAGCTTTGTGTGAGCGGCCTATGAGTGTTTTCTTTCCGACCTCGCTTATGGCGCGCCTGGCGGCGCTGATCCTTTTTATCCTTCTGGTCCTGAGCGGCTTTCGGCTGTGGCTTTCCGCGCATGATGCGGCGCTGCTGAAAGGCTATGTGCTGCTCTCCGAAAAGACCGCGGCCGAGGCCAAGGCGGCCGAACTCGAGCGACAGCGCAATGCCGCAGCGCTGGCGCTGGAAGATTATCGCAAACGTGCGGCGGCGGACGCGCTGGCGCAGCAGGCGCTTGAAGCCCAACTCGAAAAGGCGATCCGCAATGACAATCAGAAGATGGATGATGGCGATTACCGCTGGAGCGATGCTGATCGTCTCTGGCTGTGCCGGCAAAGAGGCGCGGCTGATTGCGGCCGCTGATGCGACAGGACGGCTCGCGGCAGGTGTGCGCCTGCCGGATTTGCCGGACGAATGTCGCCAGAAGATGCCGAGGGTCGTTCCGAAATACGGCATCGAAAAGCCGCGCAACACGCAGTTGCGATGGGAGGTGGCTGCCGAGCTTGCCGATCAGCGCACGGGGCGCTGCGCTTCCTTTTACGATGGCGTGAGGACGCGCTTCGACGGAGCGGCGCCGCGCCGCGGAGAAAAATGATGGGACCTGACGAGATGAATGGCAACGACGCCCACCGGGCCTATAGCGACGCCGCGACCGCCCAGCTTGGGGAGCGCGTCACCAATCTTGGGCGCCGGCAAAGCGATCTTGAAACCGAGATGCGCTCCGGTTTCAAGCAGGTGGAAAACACCATGTCGGCGATTGCCAATGAGATGCGTTCTTCGATCTCAGGCCTCTCCGCCAGCCTTGCGGAGCGCAGCCGCACGCAGTGGCCGGTCGTCTGGTCGGCGGTCGGCGTATCTTTCACCATTTTGGCGGCGCTCAGCGCTTTCGTCTATGGCACGCTCAGCAAGGATCAGAGCCGGCTTGATACAGCGATCCTGAAGAACTCCGAACTGGCGCAGACAGCGGTTGCGAAACTCGCCGATACCACACAACAGAGCATCGTTGCGATGACGGAGCGAATGGTAACGCGGCAGGAGATGGAGTGGCGCCAGCAACGCAGCTCCGAAGATCGGCTTCGCATGGAAGCCGAGGTCAAGGATCTGCGCGATGCGCAGGTTCCGCGGCCGGAGCTTGAGCGCGCCTTTGCCGGATATGATCAACGGTTCAAGGATCAGCAGCGACAGATCGACGAGCAGAGGCGGGAAGGCGGCGCTGGTGCGTTGCCTGTGCGGTGA